CCGGCGCCGGGTTATGCACGTAACCCGGTGCGGGTTGGTGGTGGATGATCATACGGACACCTGAATTTGAATAACGCGCCTTTTGTGGCCGACGGCGTGGTCCGCTATAACGATATCGCGTGCCGTCTTACTGGTGCCACCACATAACATGCACGCATCACATGTGGCTTTTTTACCGCCCTCAGCCGACGCCGGGCACGTTGTCTCGCTTGCTTGCTTGTCGACGCCTACGGACACACGGAAAACGCGCATGCCAAAAAGGTTGGCTTGGGCCGCTTCATCGATGTTATCGGCCGACGCCATAACCAACGGCGCCCACGCTGCGTGGTCAAACCCGATGCTTTGCCACTGGTGGCTGTAACCGACAACCCCGGCCGCGTCGGCCGTTATCTCTTGCCACATGGCCACTGGCGCGGCCGCCGGATCCCCGTACGTACCAAGCCGGACCTTACGGCCGCGCAAAATAACGCGGAGTTGGTCCGGCGTGGCTTTTTGGTACCGGCCGCGCAAATATGCGGCGTAAACTGAGCGGACTGAGCGGCCGACGTTCACATAGCATGGGGCTTCGCCGTTGGTTTTTGCTAGTAGCGGCCGGTGCACACATTGGCCGCATATGCTCACATCGGCGCCAGTTTTGAGCGCGTCGGTTGGCGCGATATCGGACCGGATGATGAAGGTTTGCACCAGGTCCGCGCCGGTTTTGGCATTGTCGGACCCTTGCAACTTGTTGACGATGACGACAATCGGACGGCCGTCGATTTCAGATGGTCCCTCATACGCGATATATCCAAGAGTTTTCATGTAGTGCACCTTATTTTGTGAGGACGTCAAAGTAGGCCAGCGCGCCGACAAGCAACGCGGCCGCAATGGCCAGCACGGCCAGAATGTCTAGGATTTGGTTTTTCATGCTGTCACCTCTTCGATGTATTCGAGAACTTGTCGCATGCCGTCGGAGCTCACGGTCCACGCGAACACGCCGCCATCAAGGCATAGGCCATTAGGGCATCCGCTATCGGTTAGGGTTTCGATGTAATAACGGGTTACAAACTGACCGCGCGCGCCGTCGGCGCCGTGCGTAAAGCGCGCATCATAAAATTCGATCATTGGCGCGTTGTTGTTGGTCAGGCAGTCATTAACGCCGTACTTATCGCCGGTGTTGACAATGCGGATATTGAAGAGTTCGACTTGTTTCACGTAGTGCTCCGGTTAGATGATGGTCAGGCGCGCGGCGTCGATGTTGAGCGCGATCAGCGCAGCAGCAAGCGCGGCGACAGCCACGCCGCAATACTGCGCCGCGTCGGTGCACGCGTCGATGGGGCGCAGCTGCTGCTGTGTGCGCATGAATTGGTAGGTCTTGATTGCGTCGTTCATACAGTCCTTTTGTGGGTGGTTGCTGATTCATAGTGTAAAGGATTTTCTAGCAGCATGCGCGTGTGATGTAAAAGAACTTGTAACAATTTGTAACAATGTGTGGGTAGTTGTGTGCGGTTGTGGGTGGTGGCGTGGGTTGACGACTGCCCACGCGCGCGCCCACATAGAACAAGGCTGCGCGCTATTTGTGGGTATTTGTGGGTAGTGGTTTTTATGTGATTCAAAATCAAAAAAGTACTACATATTATGTTAAGTACGCATGTAGTACTCTCGAGCTGGCGCGACTTCAAACTAGGGGTACAACTACCCACAACCACCCACAAACCGATGGGAGCGCATGAAATCGCATGTTTGTAAGTTGGTAGTTACTAACTTCAAAACCACTACCCACAACCACCCACAACCACCCGCAGCTTAATTCTATACAGTGGTGTATGCACATACAGTGCTGTCTGCTTGTACAGTGCCCGGCTAACAGGGGTTGGCTGATTGCTGTGGGCAGTCACGACCACCCACACTTAACATAACGTAGTGAGCCAGAGGCCGATTTGACTTTAAGGGGGGAGGGGTAGGGCCGAGCGCCGAGAGGTCACGGCAACGGAGCGTCTGCGAACAATTTTTATTTTTTGAAATTTTTTATATAGAATCGAGCTACTTGCCACTGGCATGGAGAACCAATGTTCAAATCGCTACCACTTACCATTCGTAAGATCGAAGCCACGGAGGCACGCCTCAACCGCATTTACGACGCAGCCAAGCTAGGCCTTAAAGGCGACACGCTGGCGATGGCGTCTGGGATGCGCCCCGAAGAATTCCGACAACTGTGTGAGCTGGACCCTTTGGCGCTGCTGGCGGCGCAAAAAGGCAAAGCCGACGGCGAGATGGAGATGTCCTTGGTATTGCACACAGCAGCGCGTGAGGGCGACGCTAAGGCGGCGCTGGACATTCTGAAGCACTCACATGACTGGGTTGCCAAGCAGCAGGTCCAAGTCAACGTCGATCAGACCATCAGTATTCTTGGTGCCCTGCGCGAAGCAGACGCGCGCGTCCTAAACCAAGTCATCGACATCACGCCTACAGAAGTTTTGGAGCATCGGCATGAAGCTACTCGTATTAGCCGTCGTCCTGTACATAGTCTTTCTGCTGATCGCAGCGCTGATTGATTAAATGCAGTCCACCATCTACTCCGCCCAAGACGAGCAAACCCTCATGGCACGCCTATGGGCGCCCGCCATCAAGGACAACCCACTGGCATTCGTGATCTACGCCTTCCCGTGGTCGGTCAAGGGGACGCCACTGGAGAACTTCACCGGGCCGCGCAAGTGGCAGCGAGAGGTCTTGCAACAGATCGCCGACCACATCAAGGCAAACAACGGCAAGATCGACTTCGAGACAATGCGTCTGGCAGTCTCATCCGGTCGGGGTATTGGCAAGTCGGCTTTGGTGAGTTGGTTAACACTGTGGATGCTGGCAACGCGCATCGGCTCGACGACCATCATCTCGGCCAACTCAGAGAGCCAGCTCAGGTCGGTCACCTGGGCGGAGATCACCAAGTGGTTGGCAATGAGCATCAACAGCCACTGGTTCGAGGTTTCAGCTACCCGGCTGATGCCAGCCAAGTGGCTGACGGAGCTGGTCGAGCGCGACTTGAAGAAAGGCACGCGCTACTGGTCGGTCGAGGGTCGGCTGTGGTCCGAGGAGAACCCGGACGCATTCGCTGGCGTACACAACTTTGACGGGGTGTGCGTCATCTTTGACGAGGCCAGTGGTATTGCGGACGGTATCTGGTCGGTGACGGCAGGCTTTTTTACTGAAAACACACCGCACCGGTTCTGGTTCGCGTTCAGTAACCCCCGGCGCAACACGGGGTACTTTTACGAGACATTCCACTCCAAGCGAGACTTCTGGAAAACCAAGGTGGTGGACGCCCGCACGGTAGAGGGCACCGACCGGCAGACCTACGAGCAGATCATCGCTGAGTACGGGGCCGACTCGACACAGGCGCACGTTGAGGTGTACGGTGAGTTCCCAGGCGCAGGCGACGACCAGTTCATATCGGCGCATCTGGCCGACGAGGCCATGAAGCGGCAGCCATACAAAGACGACTCGGCACCCATCGTGATCGGGGTAGACCCAGCGCGGTTCGGGTCGGACGCGACAGTGATCGCCGTCCGGCAAGGGCGCGACATCATCAAGATCTTGCGCTACCGGGGCGACGACACCATGACGGTGGTCGGGCACGTCATCGAGGCGATCGAGGAGTACAAGCCGGTGGTGGTCGCTATCGACGAGGGCGGACTAGGGGCTGGCGTGGTGGACCGGCTCAAAGAGCAGCGGTACAAGATCAAGGGCGTCAACTTTGGCTGGAAATCCAAGAACCCGGCGATGTACGGCAACAAGCGGGCCGAGATCTGGGGCGAGATGCGTGAGTGGCTGAAAGCAGCCAGCCTGCCAACAGACAGGTTCTTGAAATCTGATTTGATTTCGCCTATGATGAAGCCGGACTCCAAAGGCGCGATCTTTCTGGAGTCCAAAAAAGACATGAAGTCTCGCGGGTTGGCATCTCCTGACGCAGCGGACGCGATAGCGTTGACGTTCGCGTACCCAGTCGCCAGCCGACCAGAGTACAATTCCAGAATCGAGCGTCGCGTAGTTAGCGAACGTGGGTCAATGACATCTTCTTGGATGGGATCATAATATGCCACTCGTTAAGTCAAAATCACCCGAAGCCTTTCGTAAAAACGTGAAGGCCGAAGTCGCCGCAGGCAAACCCGTCAAGCAGGCCGTTGCGATCGCATACTCAGTCAAGCGCGAAGCTGCTAAATCCATGCCAAAAGGCAAAAAATGACCCTAAAAGCACTTCAAAACTGCGTAATCATCGAGCGCGATGTCGAAAAACACGCATTTTTAGAGCTTCTTTCGGCAGAAAAGCAGGAAACAGGTATAGTCGTGGCTGCTGGGCCTGAATGCAAAGAGCTGAAGGTCGGCGATCATTTGTATTTTGGCGTGGCGCAAGAATTTACGCACAGCGGCAAGGAATATGTCACTATGCGTGAGCCTCACGTTTTAGGAGTCCTGAATGGCTGACGTTACCGGTATTGTTGCCGCCGCTGCGGTAGCGGAGGGTGGCAAGCCCAAGAAAAGTGCCTCCGACATCTTGGCGACCGCTAGGTCACGCCTTGATCTGGCGATTTCGGCGTTGTCTGAAAGCCGTGAAGACGAGATCGACGACCTGAAATTCTACGCTGGCTCCCCAGACAACCACTGGCAGTGGCCTGCCGATGTGCTGGCGACCCGTGGTGCTGTCCAAGGGCAGACCATCAACGCCCGTCCTTGCCTGACTATTAACAAGCTGCCCCAGCATGTGCGACAGGTCACAAACGACCAGCGCCAAAACCGTCCTGGTGCTAAGGTTATCCCTGTGGATGACAAGGCCGATGTGCAAGTGGCCGACATTTTCAACGGCATGATCCGGCACATTGAGTACATCTCTGACGCCGACGTGGCCTATGACACCGCCTGTGAGAACCAAGTGTCTTACGGCGAGGGCTATCTGCGCCTGCTGACCGAGTATTGCGACGACAACACATTTGACCAAGACATCAAGATTGGCCGTGTGCGTAACTCGTTTTCGGTCTACATGGACCCAACCATCCAAGACCCTACTGGTGCGGATGCTCAATATTGCTTCATCACCGAAGACATTACCAAAGACGAATACACCCGGTTGTACCCGGACGCAGCCCCTATCACCACTCTCCAGTCGCTGGGCGTGGGCGATCAGTCGATCAGCAACTGGCTCAATGAAGACACCATCCGCATCGCGGACTACTACTACATTGACTACGACCGTACGACACTGAACCTCTACCCCGGCAACGCCACGGCGTTTGAGGGCACACCCGAGGACAAACAGCTTCGCGCTGTGTACGGCAAGCCAAAGCGCACCCGAGAGTCTGATCGCCCACGGGTGAAGTATTGCAAGATCAACGGTTACGAGATTCTTGAAGAACGCGAGTGGGCTGGCAAGTGGATTCCCGTGATCCGCATTGTTGGCAACGAATTCGAGGTCGATGGCCGGTTGTATGTGTCGGGCTTGGTGCGTAACGCCAAGGATGCCCAGCGCATGTACAACTATTGGGTTTCACAAGAAGCCGAGATGCTGGCCTTGGCACCAAAAGCGCCATTTATCGGCTACGGTGGTCAGTTCGAGGGCTACGAGGAAAAGTGGAAGACAGCCAACACCAACAATTGGCCGTACCTGGAGATCAATCCAGACGTCACAGACGGTCAAGGCGCTGTCCTGCCACTACCCCAGCGGGCACAGCCTCCAATGGCCTCCAGCGGCCTCCTGCAAGCCAAGTCGGGCGCGTCTGAAGACATCAAGTCCACGACAGGCCAGTACAACGCATCTTTGGGCATGGGCAGCAACGAGCGCTCAGGCAAAGCCATCCTTGCGCGTCAGCGTGAGGGTGATGTAGGTACTTACCACTACGGTGACAACTTGGCCCGAGGCGTTCGCCATGTGGCCCGTCAACTGGTGGACCTGATCCCCAAGATTTACGACACACAGCGCATCGCTCGGATCATTGGTGAAGACGGCGAGACAAAGATGGTCAAGATCAACCCCGAGCAGGCCGAGCCGGTCAACAAAATCATGGACGAGCAGGGCATCGTGATCGAAAAGATCTACAACCCCGGCGTCGGCAAGTACGACGTTGTGGCGACCACTGGCCCAGGCTACGCGACCAAGCGTCAAGAAGCCTTGGAGGCGATGGCCCAACTGTTGCAGGGCAACCCGCAGCTTTGGCAAGTTGCTGGCGACCTGTTCGTCAAGAACATGGACTGGCCTGGCGCTCAAGAGATGGCAAAGCGGTTTGCCAAGACTATTGACCCCAAGCTCATGTCAGACGCTGACGAGAACCCAGAGTTGCAGGCTGCACAGCAGCAGATGGAGGCGATGGGTCAGGAGATGGAGCAGATGCACCAGATGATCCAGAACGTTGGCAAGTCCATCGAGATGCAGGACATGAAGCGCAAGGACTACGAAGCTGAGATCAAGGCGTATCAGGCTGAGACACAGCGGATTTCTGCTGTGCAGGCCGGTATGACCGAGCAGCAGATTCAAGACATTGCTATGGGCGTGGTTGCAGCCGCTATGGAGTCCAACGACCAGATCGGCGGCATTCCTGAGATGCGTGAGCAGCAAGAGATGCAACCTGAGCAGCCTGAAGAAATGATGCAGCCCCCAATGGAAGGAATGCCACAATGAAGCCCGCCGATTTTGTAGGAACACTGTTTTTGGCCCGCGATGTGGCCCACTCAGTGCATCTGAACACCCGCAGCTACTCCAAACACAAGGCCTTGCGGCATTTTTACGACGACATTGTGGAGCTGGCCGACAAGTTTTCTGAGGCATATCAAGGTCGGCATGGTCTAATTGGGCCAATCGGTCTGATGAGCGCCAAGAAAACCAACAACATCATTGAGTTCTTGCAGGACTCGATGTCTGAGTTGGAAGGTTGCCGGTACGAGGTCTGCGACAAAACAGACACTCCGATCCAGAACATCATTGACGAAATTATTGGGCTGTACTTGTCCACCCTGTATAAGTTAAAATTCCTCGCATAAGGAGCTGAAATGGAACTTCTCAACCCCCTGTCCAAAGCGGACTATCCTGCCAGATCGGTTGCTTACACTGATTCTGCTGGTAACACTGATACTTGGAACGCAGGCCCACAAGGCGTGGTTGTCTGGTCTGACCAGGCTTGCTACATTGAAGTTGGCGAAGGTGCTGTGGCAACGACTGCCAGCACCCCGGTGCCACCTTTTACCCCGATCCCATTTAAAGTGCCCCAAGGCAATGGTGGACAATGGCGCGTAAGTGCTATTCGAGTTTCCACCAATGGCACGATCTACTGCAAACCCATTAACTCGCAATGAGCTACTTTGGCATCCCCATCCGCAACGGCATAGCCATTGGCTTGGGCGCTGTTGTGTCGCTGCTGTCGGGTTATGCAAGTGCCACTGTGCAGGGTAATCTTTTAACCGAGATCGGCGACAACCTCGTACAAGAGGATGGTGGCTTGATTCTTTTGGAATAAACACATGCCTGCTGTATCACTTTCAATTTTTGGCGGCGTTGGTGCTCAGTTTTTTGACAACAACGGCAACGTGCTTTCGGGTGGCAAGATTTACACCTATGAAGCTGGCACTTCAACACCGCTGGCTACCTACACGTCAAGCACGGGCAACACTGCCCACACAAACCCCATCGTGCTGGATTCTGCTGGCCGTGTGCCCGGTGGTGAAATCTGGAACGCATTGCGGCTTTACAAGTTTGTTCTGAAGACCAGTGCTGAAGTAACCCTCGCCACATACGACAATGTGGGTAGCAGCTTTAACGCCGCTGCAATCATCGCCAACTTTAGCGGCAACGGTTCTACTGTTGCATTCACGCTGGCAAGCGCAGCCGCAGGTGAAAACGCCACCAACGTGTACATCAACGGCGTGTACCAACAAAAGAACACGTACAGTGTTGCTGGCGCTGTTCTCACGTTTTCAGAAGCACCTCCAGTTACTTCCACAATCGAAGTCAATTACGTTTAAGGAACAATCATGGCCGATACCAAAATTTCAGCACTCCCAGCAGCAACAACCCCACTTGCGGGGACTGAGGTGTTGCCGATTGTTCAAAGTGGCGTAACTGAAAAAGTTGCTGTGGATGATCTAACCGTTAAAAATATACGATCTAACGCAACAAATGGTATCTTGCAAATAGTTGGCCCTGCTGCTGCGGCCACTCGCGTAATGACAACGCCTGATGCGAATTTTACCGCTGCGCGTACAGACGCAGCCCAATCTTTTACCGGTGACCAAACATTAAGCACAGGCAACCTTGTCATCGGCACCTCGGGCAAAGGCGTATCAGGCAACGGTGGTTTATTTTTGCAAACAAACGCAACTGTTGCTGCTGGAGGAACTTTGGATTTGACAATTAACACTAGTGGCTTTGTTGGTATTTTGAATGTCAGCAACACTAGAGACAATTTTTCGGTTCAATCGCGCCGTCAAGTTACTGCTATTGCTTGTTACGGTACGACTTTTACCAGCACAGCATTGCACACTCAAGACGGGACCGGCGGTGGTCCAGCTTACACAATTACAGTGCCATCCGCCGGAACTATTCGTTTTACCGATACATCCGGCGACGGTTCCTCAAAATCTGTGTATCTTACGTTCAGCGGTTCACGTTCAGCGGGATAAGGATTAAAAATGTCTCTTACAAAAGTAACCTATTCAATGATTCACGGCGCGGTTGTAAACGTGCTGGATTTTGGAGCCGATCCAACCGGCGCAACAGCTAGTCAATCAAGCATTCAGGCGGCAATTGACAGCATCACCAGCGGTGTGGTGTTCATTCCCAAGGGAACGTATCTGATCACTGCACCCATCGTCACCAAAAACAACATCACTATTCAAGGTGAGGGGGACGCTTCAGAATTGCGGGTAAATACCGACATTGAGGTCATTAACTGTGCCACACCTGACATCAACGCTGGTATTTTTAGCGCTAGGTTTATTGATTTTTACATCAAGAAAACCGTTACAACGGCCACAACAAAATACGACATTCACTTGCAAAATCCTAATTTTTGCAACTTTACAAGAGTGCATGTTCAGTCAGGCCACATCGACAACCAGTACTCAAACACCAATGTAGGCGGCATTTGGCTTGATCGTCCACCTGCATCTACAAATTCTGCATTTTGCAACCGCATTGACGACTGCTTCATTCAGAATAATTCGATCTATTTTCGCAGCATTACAGACTCGGTGATAAACGGTGGATTTGTCTGGGGTCACACCCGTCAGTTCGCAATTCGCATACAAGGCGGCGGTGCTTGCGCCGTTGAAAACGTGGTCGGCATTATTTGCTCAAAGTTTGAAGGTGGTATTTGGCTGGACGGTTCGGGTATCAATCAGATTCGCATTATCGGAAACGAGTTCGATGGCAACCCATTGCTTGACACTGGATATGGTGTGCTTGCTCTTGAGCAGACGCTTGCTGTCGTAATCGCAGACAACACGTTCTGGGGGTGTGATTTTCACGGCATTTGGGCAAAAGATGCTCTTTCATGGTCGATCACAGGAAACAATTTCTGGAAAAATAACGCAGCCGATAATTTATATGATGACATTCGTCTTGAGTGCAGCGGCATTCCCGTTTCCAATTGCACAATCAGTGGTAACTCGCACCTAATTGATGATGCCCGAGCTAATCCCGGAGTAGCCGTTCGCTTGCTGTCTGGTGGTGGGTTTAATCCAGAATCTAACTCAATTACTGGTGAAACCGTTAAGGGCAGCTATCAAGCCACGGGTTTCATTATTAACGGAAACAATCAGTTCACAGGAAACGTGGGCATTCTTCCAGCAGCAAACGTAAACTCGTCGGGCATTCAATTGACGGGTGATGTGTCTGGAGCTGCTGTGGGTTTTTGTGGCATCAGCACATCAAAAAACGAACTTGTTAATGCACTCGGCACGATGGACTTGGAACTGAACTCCGGTGGCAACGCTGCGTTTGTCGGGCATCTTTATGTATCCTCCACGCGTGTAAATGCGCCAACTCAGTCCCGTAGGCAAATATTCACCGTGTTTTGCTACGGTACGACCGCAAGCATCACCAGCGTTGCGTCGCAAGACGGTTCTGGTGGTGGAGCTACGTTCACGATCACTGTTCCGTCTGGTGGGGTGTTGCGCTTCACGGACACATCTGGCAATCAAGTCGCTGCTGGCATGACTTTTGTTGGAAACCGCTCGGCGGGTTAATCTTGACAAGCGACTTCTTAGCGCATAATCTAAGGACTGTACCGGCCCAGTAGACCGGGGAATCGAAGGATTCATTGAAATGACTGAAGAAGTCCAAGCCCTAGCGGAAGTAGACTCCGCGCCAACCACGGATGTGACGGCCACACCTGAAGTTGCTGATAGTACGCCGGAAGTAGCTGAGACACAGGCTGCCAAGACATTCTCGCAAGAGGAACTTGACGCTGCAATCGGCAAACGCCTCGCAAGAGAGCAACGTAAGTGGGAACGAGAGCAAGCAAACAGACAAGCGGAAACGCAAGTCTTAAGAGCCGCACCAACTGCCACCGCTGACCAGTTTGAAAGCCCTGAAGCCTATGCTGACGCATTGGCCTACCAGAAGGCAGAAGAACTGATCGCCAAGCGTGAAGCAGCCAAGCAGCACTCGCAAGTTCTTGAGAGCTACCACGATCTTGAGGAAGAAGCACGGAACAAGTACGACGACTTTGCACAAGTCGCCTACAACCCCAAACTTCCAGTCACGGACGTGATGGCTGAAACGATCCAGTCTTCGGAGATTGGGCCTGAGTTAGCGTACTACCTCGGTTCTAACCCTAAAGAAGCGGAACGTATCTCAC